CTCGACCGCTGGTGGTGGTTCGATGATGGTAGATATGCAGATTATGCCGACGCAACTGACCGTGTAGACCATCTATTGGGTATCGGTTTCGTAAGTAAGGCACAGTTCCAGACGGTCAAGGAGTTCGAAGTCGAGTAATGCTGTATACTGGATCAGGAAACATTCCGAATCACATCTACTGTTGGGTAGACTCATCGTTCATTCGCAAGGGTGTAGAACCATATACCTTTGAACCTTGTATCTGGTTTGCATTACATTCAAAACCTGGACACTCATGGGGGTGTCATGTGATGTTGGAATGCGGTGCTGTCTGGCGCAGTGTTCCGCCGCATGCTCTAGCATTTTCAGCAGACCCAGAACCACTCTGGGGACTTGAAGATACACAGGTATGGGATTGCTATGGTGATCAGTTCTCAGTTGTCTGTTATGATTATCTAAACACTCAGCGAGCAGAGATCCGCAGCAGCGGAGAGTTTGGTCGCTATCTGTTTACTGCTATCCCAATGAACGATGGTTATAGTATGCATCCTTCGCAGTCTAAAGAGTTTATGTTTATAGAACTAGACAATGGCAGACTATCTATCATGCCAACGAATGAACTGCGGTTCCACGACAAGTCATTTACCGAGGGTGATTGGCCAACTAATATTAAATTGAATACAACATCATGGAGAGTTGAATGAGCGAAGTAAATCTGATCGGTCTTACGAAACCGAGCGCCTATACAGATTGTAATACTGCCAATGAACTTGTCGCATGGGCAGCGAGAGTATCTAATCCATCAAACCAAAATAACACAGCAACAGCACCTAAACTGGTCCAGTATCTTATCAAGAACCAGCATTGGTCACCTTTGGAGATGGTGCATGTCTCGATGGAAATTAAAACCACACGAGATATCGCTCGTCAAATACTTAGGCATCGTTCTTTCTCATTCCAAGAATACTCTCAACGTTACGCCGATCCAACGCAGGATCTTGGATTTGTTACAAGAGAAGCAAGACTCCAAGATACAAAGAATCGACAGAACTCTATTGAAGTAGATGATAAAAATATCGATACTGAGTGGGAACACATTCAGCGTCGTATGATCTATCATGCAAAGAAAGACTACAACGCTGCAATCAAACTCGGTATGGCAAAAGAACAAGCACGTGCACTTCTACCAGAGGGATTGACTGAATCAACTATCATCATGGCAGGTTCGTTGCGTTCGTGGGTTCACTATTGTCAGTTGCGTATGGACAAGGCAACGCAAAAGGAACATCGTATTGTTGCTGAGCAGTGCTGGGAAATCATCGGTCAACACTTCCCCGATGTGATCAAGGCACTAGATGACATGACAGCGTGGGCAGAGTTTGAAAGGAAACTTCCGTGATTAATTGGTTAGTATATAATAAAGATGATATTGTTGTTGCAGATGTTGAGTCTGAAGAAGAAGCACTCGAAGTCGTAGAAGATCTTACGGAAGATCCGTGGTGGAAAGACGAAGCACCTTATAGAATAGAAATGTTACCATGAATAGTCTAGAAAAAATATGGTCTCGAGCAACTGGTCATCTTATGGGTTCAACAGACGAAGATAGACCTGATGTTCCTATTCTTACAATACAAGAAGCACGTGTTGCGTTGTTTCTCAAAACATTTTGGGTTGTGATACACATCGTTACGTGTTTTGTAATTATTACCAACACGATACGGCATTGGTGATATGACAACAGTTATAGTTAAGGAAAATGATGATGGTGAATTATATATAGAACTCCCGCATGATCTATTGAAGACTCTTCGCTGGGATGAAGACACAGAACTGGTATGGTCCGAAAAAAATGATGGTTCTTGGGCATTAACAAAGAAAGAAAATATTATGAATAACCAAAAAGACGTTACTGAATTCATGGCAGCTGCTGATCAGTATGTCGGAACAACACCCCACTTAGACGAGAAAAATGAGCAGCAAGCACGCCTATATATTGACCTGATTGATGAAGAATTTCGTGAACTATGCGACGGATTTCTTCGTCGCCATATCGGAGACATTGCTGATGGTGGCGCCGACCTAGTTTGGGTTGTCCAAGGATTGTTCATAACTCTCGGGATTGACTTTGAGCAGGTGTGGAAAGAAGTTCGTGCTTCTAACATGAGCAAGGTCTCTGATAATGGTAAGATTAAAAAGCGCGAAGACGGTAAGATTTTGAAACCAGAGTCTTACTTTAAACCAGATATCGAACGAGTGTTGAAGGAACAGGGACTTAAATGAAAAAAGAAACATATCTGGGTATAGAAATAGATTATTCACGCGACTCTCTATTTGATAAACTTGGTATCCAGCGACTAGAAGAATCATACATGCGCGAGGACGAAACTTCTCCGCAGCATAGATTCGCATATGTTTCTACTACTTTCGCATCAAATCTTGAACATGCTCAGCGTTTATATGAGTATTCATCTAAGCATTGGTTGTCGTATGCGACACCAATTCTTTCTTTTGGTCGTTCCAAGCGTGGAATGCCAATCAGTTGTTTTTTAAATTTCATTGATGACACAGCAGAAGGTCTAGTTGAGAATCTCAGCGAAACCAGTTGGTTGTCGATGCTTGGGGGTGGAGTTGGAATTGGTTTTGGAATCCGTGCTGCTGATGATAAGTCTACTGGTGTTATGCCACATCTTAAAACTTATGACTCTAGTTCCATGGCGTATCGTCAGGGTCGCACTCGTCGTGGCAGTTATGCCGCTTATCTTGACATTAGTCATCCTGACGTGGGACAATTTCTTGAGATGCGTAAACCTACTGGTGACCCCAACATACGATGCCTCAATCTACACCACGGAATCAACATTACAGATGACTTCATGGAAATCGTCCAACGATGCATGGCAGACCAAGATGCAGACGACAGTTGGGATCTGAAAGATCCACATTCTGGAGTAGTTCGCGATACAGTTTCTGCGAAGGAACTCTGGCAGAAGATTCTAGAACTGCGTATGATGACGGGTGAACCATATCTGCACTTCATTGATACATCTAATCGTATGATGCCACAGTTCCAGAAGGATCTCGGTCTAAAGATTCATCAGTCAAATCTCTGTTCAGAAATCATTCTACCAACTGACAAGAAGCGTACTGCTGTTTGTTGTTTGTCTTCAGTCAATCTAGAATATTATGATGCATGGTCTAAAGATCCATTGTTCCTCAAGGACATGGCAGAGATGCTTGACAATGTTCTACAGTACTTTATTGAAAATGCTCCCAATACAGTGAAACGTGCCAAGTATGCAGCAATGCGTGAACGGTCAATTGGTATTGGTGCGCTTGGTTTCCATGCTTATCTTCAGCGCAAGGGTATTGCATGGGAGTCGGCAGTTGCCAAGGGAACGAACATGCGTATGTTCAAACTAATCAAGCAACGTCTTGATGTGGCAAATCTAGAACTTGGTGCTGAACGTGGTGAAGCACCTGATGCTACAGGAACTGGTCGCCGATTCTCACATACACAGGCAATCGCACCGAATGCATCTTCATCAATCATCATGGGCAATACCAGTCCGTCGATTGAACCATGGCGAGCAAATGCATATCGTCAAGATACACTATCGGGTTCATTTCTCAATAAGAATAAATACCTTGACGCGATTATTCTAGAAGAAGCAGCAATCGGCAGACCTGCAGGGTGGTATGATGAGGTTTGGTCCTCGATTATCGCCAATGATGGTTCGGTGCAGCACCTTACATGGATGGATGCAATCACCAAGGAAGTGTTCAAGACTTCAATGGAAATTGATCAACGTTGGGTTATTGAGCATGCGGCAGACAGACAGAAGTTTATTGATCAGGCACAGTCCCTCAATCTATTCTTCCGTCCTGATGCAAATATCAAATATCTTCATGCTGTCCACTTCCTCGCATGGAAGCAGGGGTTGAAGACTTTATATTATTGTCGTTCAGAAAAAATAGGAAAAGCAGACAAGGTTTCTAAGCGAATTGAGCGTGAAGCAATTAAAGAAATTGACTTCAAGGCAATGATCGATGGTGATAACTGTGTTGCATGCGAAGGATAAGAAATGACAAGTTATTTTGCACAAATAGTATCAAAACCTGATTGTCCCTACTGCGATCTTGCAAAAGAGTTTATGCAGGGGATGGATATTCAGTATACAGAAATGGTAGTCGGTGAAGATTGTCTCTGGGAAGACATTACCGCACAGTTGCCTGATGTGAAGACTGTTCCCCAGATCTGGGTGAATGGCGAGCATGTTGGCGGATACGACGATCTAGTAAAATGGGCAGAAACCGTATGACTTTAATGACAGAACGAGCATATTTTAAACCATTCAACTACCCATGGGCATATGACGCATGGTTGAAACATGAGCAGTCACATTGGTTGCACACTGAAGTCCCGATGTCGGAAGATGTCAATGACTGGAAGAAGCGACTAAATGACGGTGAAAAACATTTCCTTACTAACATTTTCCGTTTCTTCACACAGGGTGACATCGATGTTGCTGGTGGTTATGTGAAGAACTATCTGCCATATTTCCCACAACCTGAAGTTCGTATGATGTTGATGGGGTTTGCGGCAAGGGAGGCACTACATGTTGCAGCGTATTCTCATCTTATTGAAACACTGGGTATGCCAGAAACGACATATCAAGAATTCCTCGAATATGACTCAATGCGTGCAAAGCACGACTACTTTACAGATTTGTCGAATGCAAATGGAACTCCTGAATCAGTCGCGACCAATATCGCTGCATTTAGTGCATTCACTGAGGGTATGCAACTGTTCTCATCCTTCATTATGCTCCTCAACTTCCCTCGTCACGGAAAGATGAAGGGAATGGGACAGATCGTTACTTGGTCGATTGTTGATGAAACTCAACACGCTGAAGGTATGATTAAACTGTTCCGTTCATACGTTGAAGAAAACCGTGAATTGTGGAATGACGATCTAAAGTCTAAGATCTATACAATTGCTGAGAAAATGGTAGATCTTGAAGACAAGTTTATCGAACTATCATTTTCGATGGGTGAGATGGAAAATCTAACACAGGATGACGTGAAAAAGTATATTCGTTATATCTGCGACCGTAGACTGATTAGTCTTGGTATGAAAGGCATCTTTAAAGTAAAGAAGAATCCACTACCATGGGTCGAAGAAATGATCAACGCACCAACGCATACCAACTTCTTTGAGAATCGTGCTACCGACTATGCTAAGGGTGCACTATCAGGTAAGTGGGATGACGTCTGGGGCGTAGCAGCATAAAATTAAACGAGAAAGGAACTAAAATGGCGAAGAAACTTACTATTAGAAATACGAGACCTTCATATGAAACTTTATGGTATTTTGAAGCGAATTCAACACAAAATAGTGCAGTAAGGGAATGGTTAGAAAATAATATCGATAAAGTTACATTTGATTTCGATATCCAAAATGATGCACTTGTTCAGGTCTTAGAGTTTACGTTTACAGATGATGTAGTCGCTCAAGAGTTTTCGGCATTTGTTGCATCAGGTAATCTAAGTGGTGCAATGGAGGAGTATAATACTTCCGTAGGCATTACATCAACTCAAACCATTACTGATGTGTAATATACATGTTTGACGAAGAACATGAATGTAATAATTGTGACGCAGTCTTCAAAGTCGATCATGACTTAGATGACGACTATTACATAGTCAAACATTGTCCCTTCTGCGGGACAAAAGTAACCGAAGACGAAGAAGATTTGTCTTGGGATGGTTGGGAAGAGGACGAATAAATAATCTACTTACGGAGTAGATTATGATTGTTAAGAAAAAACGTAAGCCGTTGCCGAAGAAGGTGCATAGAGTATATTGCACTTACTTCGACGACGGCAAATTTTATATTGGGTATTCATGTAAGACAGAGAAACTTTTCGAAGCATATTTCGGCAGTTCTTCTTATGTGACCAATTACACTGGCGAGATGCGCAAAGAAGTTGTCGCAGAATATGACAGCAAATCGCATGCCAAAGCAGTCGAGCATATCCTGCAATGGGAGCATAGACTCAACAATAATTGTATCAATCAAATGTGGAATGTGCGTCTGAGACTTGATCATCTGAAAGAATTAAAATTGCCTGATTGGAGACCTGGATGTTTTTCGCAGCACTCTTGATGCTAACTGCACTTGCGATTACTGGTGTCGCTGGGTATTTTTCAATACTTGGGTTGATGGCAATTTTCCCAGCATCTCCGATCGCTGTTGCAGTGATGGGTGGTGTGCTTGAAGTCGCCAAACTCATTACTGCCAGTTGGGTGTATCGCAACTGGAAAAGTGCAAACAAACTGTTGAAGACATACTTCACGATTGCAGTTTGTGTGTTGTCATTTATTACAAGTATGGGCGTGTTCGGTTATCTTAGTCGATCGCACATTGAACACACTACTGTTGGTGGTTCAGCAGTATTTAAAGTAGAACAACTCGAAAGCAAGAAGGCATCTGCCGAAAGGAGACTCAAAAATGCACAAACATCTTTGGATACTTTGGACAGACTCACTACTGCAGAGGATGTGCTCGATGCTAATTTTATTAGAAACAGACAGAAAAGAGAACGTGCGTCCCTCGATAATGAAATTAAGAGTGCGACTGCAGACATTGAGACTATTGAGACTGATCTCATACCGCTCAAAACAGAAAACCTCAAACTCGAAGCAGAAGTAGGTCCAATAAAATACATCGCAGAACTGTTCTATGGTAGTGGTGATACCGCTACCGTGGATAAAGCAGTGCGTCTGATGATTATCATGCTTATCTTCGTATTCGATCCTTTAGCAATTTTATTGATTATTGCTGCCAACATGACACTATTAGGCTTGACAAAAAGAGAAGAATCAGGTATAGTAGACTATGTCGTCGTTGATGAGGTTAAACCAAAGAAAGTTGTTCGAACTGCTAAGAAACCGAAGAAGAAACCTGTTGTTGAAACACCAGACTTCTTTACGTTCGAAAAACATGAGAATAAATCTCTTTCGACGCATGACATACCAGCGCCAGATCCTCCGAGGAGATCCTGGAGGGATGGTAAGATTATTATTGATGAAAACAATATAAGGAAAATGTGATGGATATTATGAATCAAGAATGGCGCGACGGTCTGAAGGTAACTCTTGCTCAGGGTGAAGCGACTGTCAGTTTTACGAAACTGAATGGTCAAGAACGTGTGATGCGCTGCACTCTACAAGAGAGTGTTGTTCCCCCATACAGTGAAAAGGGAACAAAGACAAAACCGCCCAGCGGTGAAACCCTCGCAGTTTGGGATCTAGAAAAAGGTGAGTGGCGAGCATTTCGTTACGACCGCATCACCTCCGTTAAATTTTAGGGCTTGACTTTTCCCACAAATTATAGTATAGTGGATATATTATGAAGAAAGGTGAATCTATGTATAAGTTGAAAGTTCCTGTTGCTGATTCTAAGGTCATGGGTGTAGAACCAATCTGGGTTGAAGACTATGCACCCGCAGATTACCAGTCAGAATATGGCAAGGCATTAAATTGGTATAACTTCATCGTTGACCAGAAAGATTGTCGTGCGTTTCTTGTTGACTGGTTCAAGGGTGATGCTACCAAACTCAAAGCAATCAGTCAGTTATCCGACAAGATGCTCCCTCGGACATATGCTAACAGTGCACGTATCGCTATGCGTGGATTTCCACTCACCGATGAGAATAAGGCACGCATCTGGGAAAAGGTGGAAGAACGTGTCAATAAGAAAACTGTTCTGATTGAAGATGACTCCACTGTGCCCGACCCTGTTGTTAAAGTAGTGAAGAAACCGCTGGTTGCGTCTGCCTTCGTTGTATCTGAAGTCAATGATGAGATTGAGAATTTGATCGCTGGCGAAGATACTCGTAACATTGCACAGATTCTAATGCCTTATCGTTTGTCAGATAAGAACTATCTTGACTGTGTTGAAAAGATTGAACCTATCCTTGCCGAGTTTGCAGAACTTGTAGAAGTTCGTCGTCTATCCAAGAGTCAGATGACTGATGGGCAGGAACAACTACTAGAAAGTTATGCTCATCTGACGAGCATGAAGTCTGTTAAAGATATTGTTAAACTGCTCGAAACATATATCAGTGATCTTAAGAAATCCTATGTCAGCAAGCAGGTTGCTAAGGTTCGCAAGAAGAAACCAAAGGATAAGTCCAAGTTGGTTCAGAATCTAAAGTTCCTCGTGGAAGATACTGCACTTGGTGTCACCAGCGTCGAACCTATTAATCTACTAAACTGTAGTGAAGTATGGACATTCGATACCAAGACTCGGAAGATCTCTAAATTCTTCAGCCCAGTCAGTGGAAGCATTACTGTAAAGGGTGCAAGTCTTGTAGG